TATGTGGACAGGCTGTTCATCATAGTGATCGGCGTTGAACCTCGGATCATTTATGCTACTGCATTGGATAATCCAGTAGTAGGTTCGCCATCGATCGTCGTGGTTGATGCTGAGCCAGTCTTGATACTGGCTAAGTCTTCCCCCACTGTTGGATCAGGTTCAGGCTTGATTTCTTTCCACTGACTACGTTCACCATTTATAAAATCAAATAATTCATCCCTGATAGCCCTGGGCAATTCCTCTGTGTATTCTGATTGCCAGTGTGTGATCCCTTCGGCTATCTTTATGCCAAAGGCAACATCTAGATGCGGTCGATTTTCTATCAACCACGCGCTATTGAGTCGTGACTGCAAAATCATAGTAACTGCTTCGGCAGGGGTGGATTCTTGATAATCCAATAAATCCACCAACGGCTCCAGCCTAGAGGCATAAGGTACCAATAATTCAGATCCGACTTCAGAACCGTACGCTGAAACGATCTGATAAGCCATCATTGGATCTATTTCATTAGTTGCGGCTATTTCCTGAGATATTTTCAAAATATCTACCATGCCGGTCATTGCGACCTTATCTCTAGCCGCAAACCATTTCTCTTCTTTCCGCTTCAAACTACCATATTTGGTAAGCTTGAAACCGGCTATTTCTACGATCTCTGGCTGCGAAAAGCTACTGTTCTGCATAAGGCACTAATTTCAAAACTACATCACCAACGTATCCATGTTTTTCGCCTATATAGTCAGGCGGTATCTCGATCGAGCAAACATACTCGTCACTGTCATACAGATTGACTATAACCGGCTCAGTCAGCTTATGCCTGATGCTATTTTTCAGGCATAAACAGCCGATCGTGACAACTTGGCCATCTATGACAACGGGAAAGATAACGACATCCTCCCGCTTACTCATAAGTCGATCAAATCGCCTAGTTGAGGTCAACATCCATGAATCCATAGATAAACTTACCCTGACCCTTGGCAGTAGCATTAATAGCTAAAATGCCATCAGCCGCGACTTGTTCGCCCAAGTTCATAATCTTGCACACACCACCTTGGATGAGTGCTTTTTCACGAGCTGGCAAATTAGCGAGTACCGCTACACCGGCAGTACCAACAGCTACGGTCACGGGGACTAATGCCGTCGCGCTAGCAAAAGAGCTAGCCACCTTGATCACGGTAGATGAGATAACTACAGCGTAGTAGTTAGTTGCAAGGGATAATCCAGATGGCAATGTACCTGCTGTAAATTGCAATTTAAGCCCAGTGAATAGTCCGTGCGCCGTAGCAAATGTGATTGTGTCAGCAGGTGTTGCTACAGTCACGGCAATACCTGTCTGAGCATCGATAATACCCATACTGGTTTGAGTTTCGAGGTACACTTCATCCTCTTTGCTCAGCCCACCTTCGTAGATGGCCTTGAACGATGCGTCTAGGTCGGGGGCAGTGGTAGACGTGTTTTTGATGAAATTACCCTGTAGCGTCATCGAGAAGTTTTGCCGAGTAATTTTGTCTTGAACCCATCCATCGTCGTTGAAATAGCTAACCTCCTTGTTAGTTTTTCCAAGAGTTAAGTTGACATCCATGCTACCAACCAATTTCAGCAATTTACCAGTAGGGTTACCAGTACCAGTATAAAGATCTGGCCGTTTTAGGAAAGTCAAATAACCCGTAGTAGCATCTCGTGATGCGGATGTCCGATCGTATCCAGCTAATTGAGCGATCAAAAGAGAAATTTCTGATCCGTCAACGATCTGACGGGTATGTGGACTAATTCCAGACATAATATGTTACCAATGGGGTTGATAATATATTATCAGTTTTGATTCGTACTATGGATAATTATTTGCTATCCAGTGCGATTATTTGTCTGCAACGTTAATCCAACAATTGCACATTCAGACTCGTAACTAATTGACCATTCTGAGCAGACGTAGGTAGATCCTTCCCATATCAACGGGTATACACCTCGACACTTAGAAAGAAGTAGATCGATCGAGTCAGCAGTGGCATGGTCTCCTGTACTCGAAATTTGTACTGATTCGATTATCGGATTAATAATTTCTTTGCGTCGATCGAAAAACATTCCGAGCTGAGGCGATCGATTACGGTATTGGCGGCTAATCACTGGTGATCGATCAACGGCGATATCAAGTAGGGGGGGAATCGTTGGTATCGCAACGCCTGGTAAGCCACGCGGGTATTCTTTCAATTCAAAAGCGATCTCTTCTAGTCGCCCTTGATCGTGAACCGTATTGGTAAGACCGTTCACTAGCCACCATTTATTTCCATAGTGAGGGCGAAAATCCCATTCAACGGGATCTACGCCGCCCAGTCCGTCTAGTGTCGCAATCAGGCTATCTGATTGCGATTTTCGGAGTCCTAGGTAATTTAATGTGGTTGATCGAAGAGACTCAAATCCTGACCGTTGCTGAAATCCATTGCCAAAATTGACAACCCTAGGATCGCACTTGACTTGGATATTGATCGGATAGTTGTAGCCGGTTGGTAGTAGCATTACACCATATTTTGATTTGGAGATAGAATTGTTGAATTATAAAGCTCGATCTCGTACATGTACATCGGAGCTGACTGAGTGCTCATTCGCAGGTATCGCCAGTAGGTACTACTACTACTAGTAGCAAGCTTCCATCCAACACTATTATTGGTGGCCGCCGTGGTTGACGCGATAGCCGTCCAGTTGCTATTGTTAGCTAGCTCAGTAGTGTTCCAAGCCGGTAGGCTATTCGATCCATAAATAGTTACTGATTGCGATGACGCTCCGCCCAATAAATACCCAAAGTCCCCTACTTTTACCGTCCTAGCACCAAAATCGAATGCAAGATCCTTGTCAATTAGGCCCCCTGAAGCAATCCTGTTTGTAGGGGTAAGATCATTAACAGTTGATGTGGCGATCGATATTATCTTTGATGGCACGGGGTTGGCAAATGACACCGTATTATTCGCAGTACCCATTAAATAAATCAGTCCAAAGGGAACACCACTGCCTGTCCCCGCCGCATATGCACCGCTGGTGTATTGATATCTATAAGTGAAAGAAATCGCTCCACTCACCATAAACTGTTGGCTCAAGACGTAAACGCCAACTTGCCCGGTAATAACCTGAGCTACAGCGTTCACAAAGTCACTGTAACAAATCACTGGATCTGTACTAGCGAATGATGCGCCAATGCGCTTGCATATCACCATACCAACTGGCGGCAGCGTAGCAAAAATATATCGCGGGAATGAAAAATTATCAAAACTCCACTTCTGAGTGGTGTAGACCATGTTTGTTAGCAGTTGGCCAGTATACCCCGCCGCTGATGTCAATACTAAATTGGCTACCGTGGTATCTGTCAGACTTGGCTGAGTTGTCACTATGTGCGCGTAATAAGTGCCAGTGCTCAAATCAAGCGTGGTAGCAGAGAGAGCGGCATCCGCCCAGTTGAAAATAAAATTTGTCATTGAAGTACGGGGAAGAACCCTATAGGTAATTGAGCTATATATCCAAATCGCAATCGACAAGAGCCAATCTTGCGCCCGCAATCATCTAATAGCGGATCAGTGGTTGGCTGATCATTAATATCAGCCACCGGCAGTCCAGTGTACGGGCATCCGACACCATCCCTATACTGCCATTCGCAATAATTGGATTGATAGGTGCGACCAGGCAAGTTTGTGTTTTCAAGGTCGATCGCTGATAACTCCCATTCGATAAGGCCAGCAATGTGATCTTCACTAGTTTTTTGCTGAATCTGCCATTCTTCTACTATCAGCATTTCAGCGGTATTTGCTAGTAGGTAGGATTCTAGGGTGCGGTACCTATATAGTGTTGCACCTATTAAGTCGTCGTAAAGCCTCAGGTAGTTCCTGATTAATTGCCCGGTGATTGATAGCGATATCCTTGGCCGGGGCAGGGATCTGCCGTTTGAGTCAAATCCACTGGTCTTGAAATCAATATGGGCATATTGAAACCCCATCCATGTCACTTCTCGATAATTCGTAAATCTAAACTCATCCGCATTGTTGCTATGATTAAAATCGGCTAGTAGAAACAGCTCTACTAGTGGTGAGCTTGATAACTTCTGGAGATCTGATGTAATGGCCATTATCAATATTGATGAAATACTAAATGCGTTTGATGAATCTTTCGCAGAGGCCATGCCATTGGTTGATGAGGCGATGGCGGATGCTATCACTGATGATTACTATCAATGGGATGGCATTACAGTCAGGCATGATGGCACTACAGCAGGCAGTCCCCGAGACATAGTGGATCGGGGCGGCCTCGCACTTAGTCAACATGATACCCGAATATCAATTAGTGAACATGAGTTTTCATGGGATGCCGATCATGCATCGAAAGTCCATAACGGTGCTCGATCAAACGATGGCCACGTTTCCATTGCTCGGCCATGGACTCATCACGCGATTAGAGGAGATCAAAATGCTCCGATCGAGTATCAATCACCTGATGCATTGATGGATGTCCCAACTGTCTTTGCTGATAAAATTAATGCAAAACTTGCTAAACTCCAGTGACCTTAAAACCAATCACAATCCGCACCAAGTTACTGGATTCTCCGCTCGCTAGTGAGCTGGGAAAACTTACGCCACCAGGACAATTGCCATTACCTGGCATTTATGTGATCAAGAACATTAAAACTGATCCGCCTAGGGACTGGAAGGCGACTGGACTAATCTGCTATATCCACAATGCACCCCGTCGTTCGCCTTCTGCTCGGTTTGGTGCGGTAGTTGATTTGTATCAATGGGAACTAGAGTTGGTGCAATACGATCGAACAAAAGACTGTGATGCGGCTATAGATGCGCTGATGTGTACTTTTCAAAGGATGCGAATAATTAACGAGTCACCACAGACAGAAGAATCTCTCGAACAGGTTAGGATTAGTCTGCCTGGTCAACAATTATTTGATGTGATGTGATGCCTGATATCCACTCCCGGCAATATATATCAGCCAGTGATGTCTTAATTGATTACAGCACTGATGGCAATAATTATTATCCAGTACCATTTATTGGCAATTACAACTTGGCTCTTGAATGGTCTGGGAAAGAATTTACTCCAGCACTAAATAAATTTAGTGAGGATGTCAAGTTAACTAAGAAAAACAAGCTAGATATATTGATTGATCAGTCCACTTCGTTTCAGATGCCCGACGATTGTTGGATTAAAATATCATTATTCTTGGGCGAGCTAATGAACGGCGATCGCTTATACTGGGCTAGATCTGCCAAGTACAAGCAACTAAATAAATCAGGAAGAATGCTGATTGATGGAGTCGCCGCTATTCAATATCAATTAAATAGCGATAGAACCGCTTTTTCGTTTAACGAGATAAGGTACGCAACTCTATTCGTGTATTTTGCAACAAGTTATAATTCACCTATTCAATCACAGGTCTCGTTTGCCACATCAAATCATCTATTTCTTCTTAATTGAGTAACAGTATTTTCTCGCAAACCGCAAATGACCTTTGCGGCTCTGGCTGAATCGAGATAGAAGTTACAAATACTGGCTCAAACACATCACCAATTAATTTACTGGAGGTATTCCAGTTGTTGGTAATTGCCGATCGACTCGACAGTAAAGATGTAGCAGCGAATGTGCTAAAGACAATAGAAATCGACTCAGTTATCCATCCACTGTAACTGCCGTTTACGTCAACAGCCCTTACTTGCACCTCATAATCACCGTATCCATTTATCGTACCTATCAAGTAACTATTGACGGTAGTACTAATCGGAGACGATAACAAATTACCAACCTGCTTGTACTGAACTTGGTATCCAGTCGTATATGTTGCTGTTGATGGTGGACTCCATGATACAGATATAGAAGTACCAACACCATTAACAATAGATAGTTGCAGGTTACTCGGTGGCAACGGTGGACTGGGTACTACTACTGGCTTTGGCGGCTCAACTAAGTTTAGCCCTTGTTCGATATAAGCAAACTTGCTTGGGTTGTAACTAATCCCAGTAAGCTCATACTGATGCAACCCTGACTCCGATCGCCCCATGATCAGCCATTGCTCTGGCTGGACATCGTATCCGCTGATTAGCCATACCGATTCAGGCGATGGGGCAACAGAAAACGCTGAGGTAACATCAATAGTGCTCAAGTTGTTGCCCGTATTTGATATCGACCTGCTTTCGATCGACCCATCATCCATCGTCACGGATAAAGTGAATACGCCTGTCGGTAAACTTACCGGCTCATCAATAGTAATTGAAGTAGTGGTAGCAGATACTATCCGCCCAGCTCTATTAATCGATTGCCGATCTCGATCAGCTACCGTTACGACCTGGCCTGGGATTACATTTGCACCGTCTATCCCGGCAGCAATAATTATTGACTCTTTTTGATACTGCTCCGTGTACAGCGACCATTTTGCTACTCGCTTGGCTTGTCCACGACTATTGCATCCAAATGCATCTGTCCTGTTTTCAATGACACCTCGGAGTAATATGTCGTTTTTGCTTTCGGCGAATTCATAATCCCGAAGATCTGGAGCCTCCGATCGATCATACGCAACAGTGACCTTATTTCGCCTGCTACGCCATGCCGTGCCAGAGTATTTAAAGATGGCATTAGATCCGGTGAATTGATGAGCAATAGACCTCGGCTTGTCAGTCGATGGTGTAATTGCGCCTGCCTCGTAGAAGGCGATCGAGTTGAATACACTGCACAATTTTTGAATTAAATCGTAAGCAGCGCCACGCTCTTTAATAATGCAATTAAGTCCAAACCTAGGCTCCATTCCGCCAAATCCATCTGGAACCAGCTCAGAGCAATATGTGGACGAAGCGTAAAATGCAAACTTATCAAGCTTTCGTTCTTTAATGCCAACGCCATATCTTTTGTTTAAGAGTAGATCGTACAAGCACCATGCTGGATCGCTACTCCACGACTCAATAAATGCCCCGTTCCATAAACCGGCGTATTGCAGTGACCCATCAGATCTGACTGTCGCATTAGATGGGATTTTGATGATTTTGCCATTGATGTGATATCGTCGATCAATCTCAGTTGCTCCAAATCGCTCTAAGTTTACCTCTAGCCCAACCTTAGATGTATGAGGGTATTGGAGGCTGGATTTGATGCCAATTCCGTAGCTCTTCCATGTCCCCACATCGACTCGAATGGCTGATTTGTCAGCAGGCTGATCGGCGATAGTACGCTCTACTTTTATTTCGTAGTAGGGCGCGTTGCCCACCGTGAAATTAAATTGCCTCTCAAATGGTGAATTTGATAGTGCGTAAATATCATCAACATGCCTTATCACCCATGCGCCATTACCTTCTTTGATGCTGATTTGATGCGCAGTCCTCAATCCACCCAGTTGATCTGTACCCGCATAGTTATTGCAGGCTTGCCAGTAAATCCTCACGCTTATCGTGTCGAGATTAGATTTATTAACCCGCCTAGTAGCAGATCCCGTGATTTTTTTTAGCGCTTGACCTACCGAGACATCGCCAGTCGCGTAGTTCCATGGTGATGGGAGTGCGGCATCATTTCCGTATCCCTGTCGTAATGTTGGTGACTGCACTGTAACAGTTTTGTTGCCATACAGGTCATACGTTTCTGTCTGTAATCCTAGGTAGCTGTATTGATTTGCTGAGTTTTTTGCAGGAACCCCATTAATCCATATTCCTTGCTCGCCATTTACAAGTCCGCCGATCGGACCTTCGCACAATGCGTCCACTACCTGAAATTTAGTAGTTGATCGAGGAGCTAAATAAGTTTCGCTCCAACCTCCTATCCCAAAGAATCCCCCGTCGCCGCGATTCTCGTATGTCGAATGATCCTGGATTGAGGTTCCGCCAGATATCACAGTAGGAGTGACATAAGTGCGCCCATACACAATTGGGATGGGTTGCCCTTGAGCGCCAGTGGATACAGTCCCGGCAATAGTGGAGTTCTTTTGCTCTGGATTTGGTTTTTTCAAGAACTCGATAATTGAGCCGATCACCATATTAGCGCCATACAATCCGACTGCCTGACTAGAGATGACATTCCCTAGTATCCCAATGGTGGCAGGCATAAAGGCACTAATCGCAATCAATCCAACTCCCACTAGTAGCTTCCCAACATTGCCAGCCGCAGCCGGAACAGGCGAAAGTATTAGTACTGCCGAATCAACTATCTCCATCCTCAGAAAATGAGGATCGTCGATTTGTATGTTTATATCGCCGCATTGAAATACTACGGACAGCTTGTACCCAGCATTGTGTAGTGATATTAGATGAGACTCAAAATCACTACATTGATAACGAAGGTAGCTTACAGCTTCACTAACTTGATTGGCTTGTAGCTCGTGGGTTCGCCCATGTCTAGCGCCCAAAGATCCGAGTAGTTTGATGGTGAGACTGGGCATTTTGATCGCCATATACTGTGAATTTTGTCGGGTTCGATAATAGCTGTTATCCCACTAAGTTTTTTGTATTGATGATGTAATAATTGAATACCCGATCGGGTATTCAGCAGTAATCCCATATGGCTTGGATTCAAGCCACGAATCCCATTAAATACTACCAAATCATAAGGGCTAGCGTCCATTCTACCAATCACGTCAAAATGCTCTGGCAGTTTTTCTAGCATTCCATTCCACTTCGGGTCGAGCCACGGACTGTTAGATCCCGAATGATGTGGTGCAGGTAGATAAATTTCTAATTCAGCCATGCAGAAATCTCGCACAAGCGAATAGCAGTCAGATAAGCTCTGAACCCATTCGCGGCCTAGATACGGGTCTACAATGCGAGGATCTTTGTATCTGAATACGTTTTGCTGAAGGCAATACAGCAACCATGGTACTTCGTCATCCCAGATTTGATTGATGTCGATCGGCGAGAAGTTATCAGTATTATT